CAAACCCGGTACGGTTCATAATTTCTTGACGATTAGTAAATTGACCACCAATGTCTTTAGCGGCTTGCTCAAGAATTTTTAAGGCTGTTTTGACGTTTCTAGTCTTCTCAAGCTGTCTTTGGTATTGCTTCAGTCGGTAGTACTTATTAGCAATAGGAATATCAATTAAGCCTTTATCAAACTTCTCTCTGGTTAATTCAAAAAGCTCAACAAATTTCTTGCTTAAGTTTCTGCCCGAATATTTTGTTGGGTCATAGCATTCGCATTGGCTACGACTAATATCAACTCCAAACTCTTGCTTGACCTGTTCAACCACTTCTTGAGGGGTATCACGGCATGCAAGAGCTTGAACAATAAATATTTTCACAGGCTCTTTTAGTGCTGCCATAAATTCCCCTTCGTACAGCTACGTACAGCAAACAGGACAAAAAAAAGAGCCATAAGGCTCAATTGATTACACAGTTCCCGCAGCATCTCGCAATATCTAAATCAGAAACAAACGGCGGATTTTTTGCGACCTCAATAAGTCGCTTAACATTCTTACTTGGTCCCCACCGTTTAACTACGCCAATAAACTCTTCAACGTCATGACCAGCAAGATAGTGCTTAGGCAGACCAGAACTATCGCTATAAACAATTTCTCCGTCCTCGTCTCTCATCACTCCAATGTGGTAAAGCTCATGTTCAAGCAAATAACAGAACTCTGTATCGTTTGCACGCTCACAGAAAGAAGCGTCGACAGTTATTAAGTATGTTGGCACAAAGCCGAACCAGTCACGCATCTGTTGCTCTTGTCTAGCTTTACGCCAGCCACCGACGTTAAACATTACTTTTTCACACTGCCCCAGTACCATCGCCTGCTTGCTTTTATATGCAGAAGAGGCCCAAGCAAATGCCAAGAACTCTTCATTATCATGAAGTAACTCAGCAATATGATCATGATCTGGATTATAAAGAGGCCCACCAATCGTTAAGTAATTAGCCACAACCCATTTTTTTAGGTCTGGAGCCGGTATTAAACGAATTGCTTCCTCTTCTTCAGCTTGATCAATAAAATCAGTTGGTGGAAACGGTCTGATCTGATCCATTAAATATTTGCCTCTTTAAGTTTTTAAGCCACTGACTAGCAAAATGAGCTTGTATCTGTAACGGGCCAGATTCATTAATTTTAAAACTTGGTGCTGCCTCTAACCGAACAACCGTATATCCCATTGCTTCAGCATCATCGTATCGATCCATACTCCAAGCTTTATCTTTGAGCTTACCTTTTCGACCACCTGACCATGGACCACCCGCAATTTCGACCAGAATACGATGTTCAATTAAATGAAAATCAAAGCGCCAATGCTTTGTTGATTTAAACTTAAATTTCTTTTCATATTTGATTTCAAGCACATCTAATGCCTGGGTAAATTCTTCTTCAGCTTCTAGGTATTTTTGAGTTGCTTTGGGTAATGGGCGGCTTTTGGGTTTTGTTCTTGGTTCTTTTTTTCTTGTGAGCCAAAAATAATCGTTACTGTCCATATAAGGCAGTCCGTAAATTATTAACTTGCTTTTTTAATCTAAGAATTATTCTATCGATAACTAACATTTCATCACGGCTAAGACCCGATCTGGAGAGATTTTGATAGCGCTCAAGTTCCTGTGAATATTTATCCAGATTTTTTTTAGCTTCGTTTTTGTCCATATATCCAGCTCACTTATGTTTATTAAGACGACGAGCAATAAGGCGTTTTTTCTTTTGACTTAGTTTGTTAGGTTTGCTCTTTACTGGATTTGCCTTACAGCTCAAAGGTGATGCATGTCCACCTGATGCAACCAAGGTGCTTAAAACACTTAATTTTGTATTTAAGGCCATTAATCCAGCAGTAGTGGCTAGTAATAATCGGCTCATACGCACTTTTATTTCTCCAAAAGAAAAAGCCCCTCCAATAACCATTTTTTAGAGGGGCCGTTTGCGCCGCAATTATTACGGCAAACTTTTAAACCAAATTATGAGATCAATAATTCATAATTATCAGTTCATTACTTTTCTTACTCTTAGCGGCCAAATCACGACCAACAGAATAATTAATTGAAGTACATGCAAAATTAAAACCTTTAAAGATTTCACGAATCTTTTCATGATCATTAATTGAAAGCATTACCTTCCCTTTGCAAGTCTTCATCTTTTCAGAAAGAAGTTCATACTGATCTAATGGAAAATCCACTCCATAACCTGCTGTATCTAGATACGGCGGATCAGCATAAAAAAATGTATGTTCTCGGTCATACTTATCAAAGCAAATATCCCAGGACAGGTTTTCAATATAGACTCCATTCAAACGCAAATGTGCTGCACTTAAACTTTCCTCTATCCGCAAGAGATTTAAAGAGCGGCCTGTTGTTGCATATCCAAATGTCTGCCCAGAAACCTTACCACCAAACGCATGTTGCTGAAGGTAATAAAATCTTGCAGCTCGCTGAATATCCGTTAGTGTGTCTGGTACTTTTAGTTTTTCCCATTCAAAAATCTGGCGACTTGAAATGCACCATTTGAATTGACGCACAAATTCTTCTAAATGGTTCTGAACAACCCTGTAAAGGTTTACGAGTTCACCATTCAGATCATTTATTACTTCAGTTCTTGCTGGTTCTTCCCTTAAGAAAAATAATGCTGCTCCACCACAAAATAATTCCACATAACATGAATGTTCTGGGAACCTACACAACAAATCCTTAGCCAAACGGGTTTTACCACCTTGCCATGGAATTATTGGTTTTGATTTCATAAAAATTTTCCTGTGCAAAAGCTTATATTTTTGATAGCCTTCTGCCGTCGTGTGCACGATAGGCTGGGCTTGCTTTTGACAGGCTAAGGCTGTCAGGAGGTCGAGGTACTGTTACCGCAGTACTTCGTCCCCAGTTTTACTCGATACAAAAAACTCGGTCCCTTTTGGAACCGAGTTTTTTTATTTATTTATTTTCTAAAGCTGTTACGCGAGTTTTAAGAGCTTTGATTTCATTCTCTAATTCAGCGTTTGTCATAGTCATGCTGTTTATTCCTAGAATTAAGACTAAAAATAAAAAAACTCGGTATCCTTAAGGACCCGAGCTTTTAATGAGGCCATAAAAAAGCCCACCTGTTTAGATGAGCTTTTAAATGCAATTTGGTCTAATTTATACTTCGACCAATTTAATAAAACTATACCTCAAATAGCACAAAAGTGGAAACTAATTTCTTGCTTCATTTAAGGTTTCTTTCTTATAGCGTTCAGCGATTACAGTAGCTTTTAAAATTTCTTCATTAAGCGCGGCAATCATCATATCTTCGTATCGTTTCCATGTTTTGCGGTATACCTCCGGATCCATTTGGAAACTTCTAATGCCGGCATAAACAAGTCGACCAGGATCCTTATGTGCGTTTTCTAATTCGGGATCTAAAGCAAAATCAATAACAATACGAGCAATTAACCAAGCTAAGTGGTAAATAGCTATCCCCTTAGGCTCTCTTCTTTTATCTTTCTCTGCCCCATCAATCATTATTTTAGCTAAATGATTGCGAACATATTCATAATCCCGTTGGGACTTTCCTTCGGTCATAATGACCATTGCAACTGATTTTGTTAGTTGTTCACCCATTGCAGCTACCACCCCTAATTTGTCATGAAAGTCTATTGACCTCCCATCAGTACATCTAACGTTCGCAGCACCAAATGAAGGTGATTTCGGGTTTAAGCCACAAACGAACCATTCAAAAATAGAAAATCTTGACCAATCCATTACAACTGTAGTCATAAGATAAGCACCCCCTATACCTTAATTATTCAATAACGTTTGGAACTCACTAAATGACAGTTCCTCAACTGGTTCATCTACACTTGCTTCTTGATCAAGCGCCCAAGGATTCACGTAAACTTTATCTCCACATATCACTGCGAGCTTTCCATGAAACTGGCAGCCTGAAAATTCCAGACTATATTTTTCAACAAACAATCCTGCTAAAACCTCACAATCATCTGTAGTCAAATTCGTTTCCATATTAATTTTTAATATGAAAAACCGCTTATCTGCCGTCCAGCCTACCGTTTCAATGTCACTCATAAACTTTTCTCAAACCTCTCTAATATCAATACCGTGTACAGTTTTCATTAAATGTTTCTTATTGCGATAACTAGGTAATTTCCTAGTAGCAATAGACTTAACGTCCTCAACGATGTACTCGCCATTGATGAGGTAGTAAGTAAAATCAGCAAAATATCTAAGTGCCGGCTTTGTTCTCTTTTCCCCCTCTATCTTAGTTTTAGGAGCCAATTCAAATTTTGCATGGTGCTCTAATCCAAAGATTTCACCGCGTTGCTACATGGCTTTAAGTTCGATATATCGCTTGAGTTCTTTTTTGCTATCGAAAGTCATCCCATCTAATGTGACTTTTGAAGCATTAAATTTATTACGGCCATTTTTAGCTTTATGGCCGTTTGGAAATTTAGAGTGATAATCAGCTAAACTCATCGATGTCATTTAGGCTCACCACCATTGAGCACTTGCTCTAAAGCTTTAAAGGTTCGAATCATCGCCATTTTTAGAAATTCATGATTGCCGCGCATGTCCTCTTCAACATACTGCAAAGCAAATTGAGTCTCTTTTAATGCCGCATCCACCCGCTTTTGCAGCTTCAACATGTTTATGCCTTGTTGAGTGTATAGGGCTTGCAGCTCGTCACGCTCTTGCTTGATTTTTTTAAAGTGAACTTCATGACCAATCACTTCACCGTGATGAGATGCTTTAAGCTCTGTAATTTCTTGATGCAAATCAATAATTGCCTGAGCCTTCACACGGTTTAAGCGCTCAAGTTCTGCAATGCGCCCATGATTACCTTTTATTGTGGCTTTAAGCTCGTCCACTTTCGCTTGATGGTGCTGTAAGTACTCATGAAGGTTAAGGCTGTCTGGATGAGCTTCAATAAATTCCTCCCATCCATTTCTTACATGTCTTAGCCACCCATCTGCATCGCCAAAATTTCTATTATTGTGATCAGCAATATAGCCATCTAACGAATATGTTATTTTTTCAGCGATAACTTTATATTTATCCATCTCAAACATCCTTTGATTCAAAGTAAAAGGTCACAGGCTTCTGGATGAACTCAACCAATCCAAAGCGCATTAAGTGGCGTATCTGAGAGCAGTCACGAGGCACTTGAATATCACGATAGTGCGCTAGAAGAGAGCGCTAAGACTCTAAAGACAATGAACGCTTGTTGTGATTACAAGCAGTGCATGCTGGCATTAAGTTTTCGTATGTATCGTTTTCAGGTTTTTCAGGCTTTCCTGTAGTTAAGTCACGGACTACTGCAACTAGATGATCTGCATGCCACTTATCGCCAAGCAACTCACCACAATAGGCACAATGGCCGTCATACTTCTGTTTTAACTCTTCGCGTTGTTTTTTATTTAGCCTCATGATCTTTCACCTCACAAAGCGGGCTGATGTGGTTTTCTGGTTTGTCTAATACTTCGCAGTCAATGCGGAGCCCTATCTGCTTTTCTGCTTCAGTTGCTTTGCGATACCTATCAAGTTTCTTCTTAGCAATTGTTATGATTCCAAAGTCTTTGCTAAAGCCATGAAAGTAGTGCTTATGTTCGTACAGCAGCTCAACAAGACCTGAATTAACAGCCGTTTGATTAACTAGGATGTCGCCTTTTTTAAACTCACTCATGGCTGGCTCCTTTTTCTGCATCACACATTTCACATTTATCTATATGCCCCCACCCATCATCTCGAATGAAGCCAAACCCCTTACAAGCCTTACATTTGACTTTCTTTTTCTCACCCACCAAGAAATATCGATCTTTCTGGTTGTAGGTAATATCAATAGAACCTGAGTAATAGCGCCTTAACGCCCCATCAATATGAAATTCGTGTGGACCTACACAAAACATCCACCCCGAATCCCCGCCGCACTTTGTAAACCATGTGAAATATGCTTCTCTCCATTTCACATAACGGCCAGACAGATGAGGAGTCAACAATTCAATTAAACGTGCTCTAAGCATCTCCATGCTTGCTGACATATCTCCATAGTGATATTCAAGATCGTAGCTATACTCGCCTGTGTTATATCTAGTTGGCATGAGATTCACCGCCTCCGTATATTGATTCGTAATCAGCAATTGCTTTAAGCAGCTTGTATCCAGCAGATTCAGGTTTATCTTTGCAATGAGACAAGTCATATAGTTTTAAGTCCTCAATGCCACCCCATGATTCGACTAAATCAATAGACTCCACCAGACGCTTGAGGTCAGCTACATAAACAATCTCTGGGCTTGGTTTAAACAGAGACGAATATTTCTTGTCTTTAGCCCTGTATTGAGTTGCATTCATTTTTGGCTGATTAGCAACAACCTCCCTCGCCTTCTCCACCCTGTACTCACGAATAAACTGTTCTGGTTTCATACCGCCTCCTTGTAACGTCTAGTCATGGCTTCCTGCTTAAGCTGGTCTAGCATTTTCAGCTTTCTTAATTTCTCATAGAGGTTCGCTGCTGCTCTTGTTTCTTCATTACGAGTACCGAGGTTGTACGCTCTACGCAGCTTCATCATTGAGGTGTAATCTGCAAATTCGATCATGCTTTCAGCTCCCCTTTAACATTCAGCAAGTCCTTTGCAAACTGAGTTGCTTTGTAAGTTGCGTATGAGTCCTTTTCCAAGTAGCCGCTTTTAATTAATTCCTGCACATAGCATTGGATAGTGTTGTTAGGTGCATCTAACACATGGTCATGCAAATCCTTCATCGTGAAAGGTTGTGTTGCATGTGTAGCGAATAACAAAATGTCAAAAATGTTTTGGAATGCTTTAACTCGTTTTATTGCTTTCACGCTGCACCTCTCTCTTCCATAGACTGGTAATACTCAGGGCTTAAGTCAGCGAAAGTTGCGCGTGACAAGTCTGTAGCTAATCGAACTGTGCCAATTGAGCCGTTACGAGCCTTACCTATGATGATTTCTGCTGTACCTGCTTCTTTAGAATCCTTGTTGTAGACTTCATCGCGGTAAATAAACATGATGATGTCTGCGTCTTGCTCTAAGTCGCCTGATTCTTTTAGATCTGCATTTACAGGGCGTTTGTTTGGGCGGTTCTCTAAGTTACGGTTAAGCTGTGCTAGTGCGATCACAGGACAATCAAAGTCACCTGCCATACGCTTAAGCTCATTAGATATTTCACCGATATCTTTGTCAGAACGACCAAAGTTGTTTTTAGTGAGTGGTGTTACTTTCTGGATGTAATCAACAAAGATTGCGCCAATCTTTCCGTATTTGGCTTGAACCTTCTTAGCTGATCTGCGGATAGTTGCCACAGTTGCGCGGTTGTTGTCGTCGATCATCAAAGGTGCTTTCTCAAGTACCAGAGCAGCGTTATTCACCTTCTGTGTATCGTCGCTATTTGGATCAATATGTCCTGTTAATACTTTGCGTAGCTCTACCCCACCAATGCCACTAATTAAACGCTGTGCAATCTGTCTGCCCTTCATTTCGATTGAGATAAACAGAACTGGTAAAGACTGGTTAATCATCATGTCTGCTGCAATGTTTTGAGCAAACGTTGTTTTACCCATTGAAGGACGCGCACCAATGATGACTAGATCGCCTTTGCTGATTTCACCTAGTTTGTTGTCCAGAGCAGTAAAGCCAGTCTTGATACCGCCCTCATAAGGCATTTGGTTATGAATTGCCATGTGGCGATCAAGGAACTCTTTTACAGCTTCTTTTGAAAACTCATGAGCATGTTTAAGCTTTTCCTCACCAGCACCAAAATCTAAGTTTTGAACTAACGATTGTGCTTTGTTCACAGCAGATTCAGCAGTGTGAGTTGCCATGTCGTTAGCGATCGAACTAATCAACTTGCTAGTCTCTTGAAGCTTTCTGCGAGTAGAGAAATCTTTTAGCTTTTTGATGTGTGTTACTAACAAGCTCACATTGCTTGCGCGGTTCATGAGGTTCACAAGAAACTGCTCATCGATTTGGTTTGCTTCAAGCGGATTAGCTTTAATCAACTCGAATACAGTCACCTCATCAAACGCTTCACCCTTATTCAATTGGCTCTTGATGTGGGCAAAGATGATCTGGTGTTGTGATGCATAGAAATCTTGTGCATCGATCTGAGAGATAAACTCATCTGCTGCCTGATCGATTGTCATGAACGTAGACAAGATGCTTTGCTCAACAGGGATAGAAAATAATTCAATCATTGGTCCATCCCCTTAAATTTCTTAGCAACACCTTTGAATTGTGTTGCTGGTTGTTCATGGATAGTTTGTTGCTGCTCAGCAACTGGATTTTCTAATTGCTCAAGCTCTGCATTTGTCTCTTGCCAGTTCCAAGCAGCTTTGAAAGATTCCCAACCACGAACAACGATAATTTGGAATACACGCTCATTGCTTAGCTTTGCTTCCTGAGCTTGTTTGAAAACAAGTTGTAAAGCACGTTGAGTTACTGGTTTTTTCTTCTTGTTGCGAAGATCAAGATATTCTGTTGCTGTTTGCTCAGATACTCCGTTTTTCAACAAGAAATCTTTCGCTTTGAATTTTTGTGTTTTTGGTGCTGAATCAGCACAAATAATATCTGTAGTATTCTCTGTGTATTCTCTGTATGTATTCTCTGTATTAGATGGGCGGATTTGTGCATTCAGTATGGCGGAATTGTGCATACAGTCTGGCGGATTTGTGCATTCAGTATGGCTGTTCTGTGCATTCAGTATGGCGGAATTGTGCATACTATTAATATCAATGCTTTCAGAGTATTCGATCAAAGCTTGATATAGGTTTTCACGCTCTACACGGTAGTAAACACGACAAGGCACACCCATCTTTTTCTCAGAGATGAATTTAAGTGATTTAAGTGTTGCTCTGGCCGTATCTTGCTCACGACGAGTAAGACCAGTTTCTTGAGTCCACTCATGATGTGTTTTAAAGATCCAACCTTCACTGTCTTTAGTGCGAGAAGTCCAGTAGACCAATTGAGAGAGCATTAATGCCCCATTGATCCCACATCCTAAAAATACATAGTGCTTGTTGAATGCTATTGGCTGTTCGTTCATAGCTTCAATCAACTTAATAATTGGAATTGATGCACCCATCAAACACCTCTCAATACAAATGCAGCTAAATCAGCTTTTGCTTTAGCCAATGCCATAGAGTTTTCGAGAGTTCGATTAAGCACATAAGCCTCAACCGCTTTTTGAAACAAACTAATCTTCCGATTTAGTTCAATGTCTGCTAATATTGAATAGTTCATTTGGTCCTTCTCCGATTGAACGTGACCGCTAACCTGTTCGCGCAGGAAGCGGTTTTTTAATATCCGAGTTCTTCATTAATTCCAAAGTCTTCAATGTCATCTTGAAAAAGATCATCGACTGAACCTAGGCGTCCCATATAAGCCTTTGATAGATTCAAAAGCGCTGCCAACTTTTCCTTGTGAATTAACTTGTATTTCTTCGGTACGATTTTTAATTCAAGCAAATCCAACATTGCGCAAACATTCTCAATATCTGACAAGCCATTGTTTTTCTTGTCATTTTTAAATCTTGAAAATGTAGTTGGATCTAGCCCCAACTTTTCAGCAATCTGGGAGTTATTACTGTTTGCAAGAATGCGTAAAACCCTTGTAATGCTATTTCTCGCACTTGCACTCAATTCGGTTGATACTTTGCTCATGGTTTAGTTCCTAAGCGGTTAATTGTTTTGAACAATATTCCTTCCATAAATTTTCTAGTTTTCTTCCTAGATCATATGAAAGGCGTTTCCCACATAACCCGCGCTCTAAATCACTAACGTAATTCTGTGAGCACCCGATTTCTGCGGCTATAAATGTCTGAGTAAGACCCTTTTCCCTTAACTCAGAGATCATCTTCTGCCATTGATTCATGGGCGGTCTCCGATAATTTTTATTAAATATATAGGTTTTCCGATATTTATTCAATAGCCAAACCGATTGAAATATGTATCAGAATTCCGATAGAAGTAACGATGGACAAATTTATGGCTACTTTGGGCGAAAACTTAAAAGCAATTCGCAAAGCTAAGAAAATGACTCAAAAAGAACTGGCTATGAAGTCAGGTGTCAAACAATCTGTAATTTCTGATCTCGAAACAGGGAATGCCAAATCGACAGGCTCTATACTTGAGCTGGCTACCGCACTTGGTGTTACCGCAGAAGAGCTAAAAAAAGGAATTGTCAGTAAGTTTGACAATAATGTTGAGCCTATAACTAAAAAACTAATTCCCGTTCTTTCTTGGGTGCAGGCAGGGACAATGACATCAGTAGAAGCTATCGATCCTAATAAAATAAATGAATGGTTGCCACCACTTAGTGCAGATGATCCAGATGGTTGTTTTTATTTGAGAGTAGTTGGAGTAAGTAATTCCCCTAGATATGAAGAGGGAGACTACATTTTAGTTAATCCAAACTATCAAGTTTGCGATCTAATCGCTGATGACCTCATCGTTGTTAGAAATAATTCAGACGCAACCTTTAAGAAGCTTGTAATTGAAAGCGACCAGCGCAAATACTTGCAAGCATTAAACCCCAACTTCCATCCCAATATTATTGAATTTGAAGATGGTATGGAGCTCGTAGGCTTAGTTATTGATGCATTTAGACCATTAGGCGGATCACGTCCAAAGCGTGTTAGAAAAAGTTAAATTAAGGTTTTAGGTGATATATGGACAATTCAAAACTACCAATCAACCAGATTATTGCTCGTATCAATGATGCAGCTAAACATGGTGAAGCTTTGGTGCTGACTGCTGAAGAGGTAAAGATTCTTTCTAAAGATATTGGCGACAAAGTCTTTATTCCTGTGCTTACTAATGAGCAGGTCGTGCAGTTGGTAAAAGAAGGAAAGCTAGGACAGAAAATTAATAACACAAAAGATTAATAAACTGTGAACCCGACACAGTCTTTACAACAGATCGGGTGGGGAAAATAATGAGTAAGACAGTTGTAAAAGACAAAACCGTACACTACAAAAAAGTAGACTTTCTAAAAGGCGCGAACCTTGGAAACTTACTTAAAGCCCAACTATTAGATAAAGACTCTTTTTATCATAAAGCTATTAATAGGCAGCAATTTGTATCGGCTACTAAAGATGATTTTATCCTTATAAATCACGCAAGTTCACATCAAAGTATGTTCTTTGGAGAGCTAATCATAGTGGAGTCTGGTAAAGCTCAAGCTGTTTTAAAAATAGACAATGATAGTGCTACCGAATTCCCAATCAAAACTTACTTAACGGAAGATTTACCTGATGATGAGGATGAATCTGTTGAAGTAGTGCGCAAAGAATTTATTGATAGTGTTTTATATTTTGGAGTGATTGATAATCATGTTGCAATTATTCAATCCAGATCATTAACAGCAAGAACTCTTGAGTCTTATTTAGGTTGGCTTTTGGGTGAAGCAGCTAAAGCCTTACCAGCGAATAGTGCCTTAATCTTAAAAGATGCTCCGAACCCGGCAATTAAAGAAAAATTGGAATCAACGCCAGCCAAGACCATCTCAATCTCATCTGGAATTGGATCAACAGAATTGCAACCGATTCACAAAATAGAGTCGAACGTACCAGCTAAGATTGATTACAAAATTGAAGAAAATGTGGTTGATGTTTTAAAAACTGCATTTGGTGTCGATTTGGATGATTTAAAACTTGAAGATGGCCTTGATGACGCTAATTTAAAGCTTAAATTAACACTCACCTATAATCGAAAAACATCCAAAAGCGGGCAAAAAGTAATTGATACTGTTGCATCATCTATGAGACATAATGATGATTATGTTATAACTCTTGAAGATGGTACTAAGGTCACAGCGGATAACTTAAAGATGAGTGGAAAAATATCTGTTGAAACAATCAATAATAAAGTTTATAACGACGGCCTTAAAGTTCAATTGTACAATTGGATGACTACCAATATTAATTTTGGTGATTAATCATGGCTAAACGCTACTTGCCGTTTTACAACAACGCTAAATTTATTGCATTAGTGTTAGTAGCTCTATTTGTCATTTTTTCAGTTACTTTTAAATTTCTTGCCCTTGATGTAAATATCAACTTGGTTCAATTTTCCTTTGTTTTGTTATTACCGTTAAGTCAAATTTATCTAGCCTACAAAGGTATGCTCGATGCATTGAAGCTTGATGGTTTAAATCAATCAGAGCGGGATCGCCTCACGTCCACTGTGGATATAAGGAGCAAATCATCACTATATGTTGCCATTTTATTTATAGTGATTGTTTTTGGAATGTATGTTTTCAATGAATTGAATTTACTATCAAATCAGCATCTTTTAGCATTAGTCTTATCTGTAGGCTTAACCTCAATATTAAGTTTCTTTTTGGCATGGAGTGATTTAAAAGAAATATCTATGCTTGAGAAAACCCTTAAGGCTCGTAAAGAGGCGAGAGAGGCCAGAAGCAAAGTAATGAGCAATAAATAAAAATCAAACACTACCCTTCTCACCCAACCCACCCCGTGTGGGTTTTCTTTTGTCTATTAAAGCATAAAAAATCGGATTTTCTATAAAAATATCGGATTACCTATTGACTAATAATATCGGAAATGCGATATTTATCTCACAGACAACAAAAAAGCACACCGCCCCTCCCCAGGTCCGATGTGCTTTTGCAAAACTGCGAGATCAATTATGAACGTAAAAGCTCCTCCTTTCAACTCATTTGCATTTGTCAGCATGGCTGCTCTTGCAATTTCTGGTGGTTCTTTAGTTGCTTGCCAATTGCAGCCAGCTTTCCAAACAAAAGAAGTACCTACTCTTTTTACACCTAAAATTCAACCAAGTACTTACGGTGTGTTAACCGCGAAAATCACAGGTAAAGATTCTGGCGTTGCCGTCATCAAATTAGATAGCTTCCGTTTAAACGTTAGCTTTGATTTTGAAGCCTATCCAGACAGCTACGGCGTTCCAGGTTCTGAATTCACCGCTGTTGATATTACCCAACTCACTGTAAATGAAATCACTGACATTAATGGTAAGTCATATAACGATTTCACCGAATTTGAAGACATCCGAAACATCAATGGTCTTCTAAAAGGCTTCATCGAACGTAACAAGTTGGTGGAGGCTTAAAGATGACTAATTTCAAAAAGCACCCTGATGGCTACATGTCATTTTTAGGCCGTGATGATAAGGGCCTCTACTCTGTTCGCATTGGCTGGCAAGTGTACGCATCTAATGCTAATGGCTCAGTTCTTTACAAAGTTAAAGACGGAGTTAAGACGCCTTTAAATGTGTTCAGGTTCCAAACTTCTTATCCAAAAGTTTGGAATGAACTCACCCAAGAAATCGATTTTCAGCGCAGAAAGCAGCTCGCTATAAAACTGCGTGAAACAAACATCCCTACCTATGACCGCAAAGCTTATAAAACTAAGCGCGGCTTCACTGGCTCAAGATAAGGATAATAAAAATGGCTCTACCGATTATTACTGCTGACCAAACTTTATTAGTTCAAGCAATTATTGTGTACCTATACGCTGATCCGGGTTTAGGTAAATCATCGATGGGCTTTACTGCGGAAAAAGCAATTTCTTTTGACTTTGACCGTGGTGCTCACCGTACTGGTGAATTACGTCGAGGTGCGGTTGTACAGGTTCAACAATGGAGTGATGTTGCAAACCTTACGCCGCAGGACTTAGCACCCTATAAAACCGTAGTCATTGATACCGTGGGTGCAATGCTTGAATGCATTAAAACCCACCTGTTACTTACGGCAAATAACCGTCAAAAAGATGGTTCTTTAAAGTTAAAGGCTCAAGGATTAGCGAACCAAACGTTCAAGCAATACATCAATACTTTGATCAGTTTAGGTAAAGACGTTGTTTTCATTGCACACGCTTCAGAAGATCAAAACGGTGATCAAATTATTTACCGACCAGATCTAGGTGGTAAAAACCGTAACGAGCTTTACCGTATCGCAGATGTGATGGGTTATCTAACAACTGTTACTACAGGTGAAGGTAAAAATGCCCGCGTTATTAATTTTAAACCCTCGCCTACACATCATGCGAAAAACTCAGGTGCTTTAGGTGGTGAAACTGGTGAAGTATGGGTACCAGATCTTAAAGCACATCCTACTTTCTTGGCTGACCTGATTACTCAAGCTAAAGATCACATTAACACCTTAACGCCTGCACAACTTGCAGCAGCTAAAGCCCAAGAAGAGCTAGAAAACTGGAAACAAAGCTGTGAAGAAGCTGAGCATGCAGGTGACCTTAATCAATTAACTGAGTCGCTTGATAAAGAACA